CTATGAAGGATGTTAAAACTGAAATAGAGATTACAAATGAGTATCCGCCAATTCGTGGATTCATTGACCTTGTAGTTGATTGGGATGGCGAAGAAGTTCTTGGTGAAATTAAGACGGCAAAGCAAGAGGTCTGGGATACACGTCAGGCTGAAATGAATCCGTCAGCTAATCATATGCTTCAATTGCTTACTTATATGAAATTGCGTAACGTTAAAGAGGCTTTCTTCCTGTATGAAAATAAAAATACTCAGGAAATTTTGCTTATTCCAATTCAGATGACAGCAAAGAATAAAAAGATTATAGACGAGTTATTTGTTTGGATGTGTGAAGTTTGGGATAATTTTAAGGGTGGAGATATCCCTATGCGTCCATTTCTTAAAACTAGTTATGCCTGCAAGGGATGCCCTATTAAGAAAGAATGTTGGGCAGGAGAAACAGGAACAGTACAGATAGAAGCATACAAGGCTCCCAAGTAATGATTTGTGCAAATAAACAATGTCCAAATGGCAAAGAGTTTACTCCCAAAACACATAATCAAAAGTATTGTTCGGATGAATGCTGCCGAATTGCTACAAATAGAAGGATTATGGAAAAATATTATGAGAAGAAAGCAATTAGGAGCGGGGCAAAAAGGTCATGCGTTAAATGTAATTCCAGGTTAAGCAGATATAACGAATCTAATATTTGTGCGGCATGTCAAAAGAAAGTAGATATTTCTCAGAAGTCCAAGCTATTAAGGATGATAGATGAAATTGGGTGAGCTAATTAAGACTAAAGCTAACAGAGTTCTGGGTATAGATGCCTCTACAAATTCCGTCGCATTTTGTCTAATGGAAGACGACAAGCCAATTAAGTGGGGCAAGATTGAATTTGAAGGCGCAGATATATATGAGAAGATTTATGATGCCAAAATCAAAACGCATGCCATGCTACCAGAACTTAGATCAGACTATATTGTTGTAGAGGGAGCGGTATTTGTAAAGTCTCCCGATGCTGTGATAAAATTATCCTATGTCTATGGCGTTGTCATTGCTGAGCTTATGTCTACTGGCGCTAGTGTTATTACTATATCTCCTACATCTTGGCAGGCATATATTGGAAATAAAAACCCAACAAAGATGGAGAAAGACAAACTTAGGTTTGAAAATCCAGGATATGCTGACTCATGGTATAAGAATAAAATGCGGCAGATAAGAAAACAGCGTACAGTAGATTACTTTAATAATAAGTATAAGTTACAGTTAGATGATTTTGACGTGGCAGATGCATTCGGCATTGCTCATTATTCAAATACAGTATTGACGGAACGATGAAATTGTATAAAAGTAAAGATTGGCTGTACAGACGTTATGTCGTTCAGCGTAGAACTATGGAAGAAATAGCTAAAGAATGTGGCGTTACTACGATGACAATTTATCGTGCCCTTAAAGATAATGGATTAATAAAATGATCAATTTGGATAAAATGTGCTATAAAATTTTTCATATTCCAAATTATGGAGAATCAAGTCAAACAAGATTTGAATTGTTTAATCAATTAGATTTATTTCTTTCTACAAAAATGGATAGGCTAGACACAGACACAATATTGATAAGCAATGAAAATCAATATTTTGATTTTAATGAAAAGTATAATTTTATAAAAACTACAAGAGAATTTAAATGGGGAGAGCTAGGTATATGGGCCAGCAATCTATTGGCTATAAAAAATTTTTTAGAAACAGATAAAGAATACTTAATGTTAATGGAAGACGATATTTATGTTCCAGATCAAAATATTTTTATAGAATTGCTTGTCTATTATATGAATAATCTTCCTGAAAATTGGGAATTATTTAGTTATTTTGTGCATGAAAATCAATTTGGTAGATTTCAAAACAGGTATGGGAATGCTGAAATAGTCCCAGCTTATCAAGACTGGTCTATGCTTTGCTATATATTAAATAAAAAATCAGCAGAAAAACTATTTAATTTATGCTTAGCAAACGGATTGACTATGCCTTTAGATTGGTATATTTATAGACAGCCAGAAATATTTAAATCTTATACCCTTAGCCCTATTGCAAAAAAGGGCTGTAAATTGTATGATATGGTATCAACATTTCAACATAGAGAAACAGGCCAACCAGTGCCAGAAAAGAGATGATATGTCAAGAACACTAGCAGAAAAATTACCAAATTGGTTTTTAGGAAATAAAACTCAAGATGATTTTAATAGATTGCTTGATGAATTTAGAGGAAAGCCTAATTTAAAATTTTTAGAAATAGGTTCATTTTGCGGCAATAGTGCAGCATGGACTATTGAAAATATTCTCACAGACCCATCGTCAAAACTAACCTGTGTTGATCCATGGAATGGAAATGTTGCACATGAGGCATTTAATTTTGAAGACGTTGAAGCAGCATTTGATGAGCAACTTGAACCATTTAAAAATAAATTAATTAAACAAAAAGCCTATAGTGATGAATGGTTAATGAAAAATCGTTCTGTTAAATATGATTTTATTTATATTGATGGAGATCACATGCCTCAAGCATTTATGACTGATGCGTTGTTGTCTTGGGAGCTTTTAAAACCAGGCGGGATAATGGCTATAGATGACTATGCGTGGACACACCCGCAGGGATCTAGATACAATCCAGGACCAGCAATTGATATGTTTGTGAGCATGTATTCAGAGCATTTAGTTGTGCTTGAGAAGGGGTGGCAGGTTTGGATTAGAAAAAACCCAGATTACGTGCGACCAGAACATATTCGTGAGTAGGAGTGATAATGCTTGAACCAGTATTTCCAGATGTAAAAGATTTTAGATGTCAAGACCTATATTTACTTACGGTTGGCACAGAAGCAGGTAGAGAGATTTGGGATACCTGCCATGAAATTGCACACATGTTGGTCAAAAAAAATATTGCCTACGGCAATTCAGCTCTTGAACCTGTTCGTATATTTTCAAAGGCGGGACCAAGAGAACAACTCCATGTCCGTATTGATGATAAATTAAATAGATTAATGAAGGGCACAGACTATCCAGGAGATAATGATATTGATGATTTAATTGGTTATTTAGTATTATTGAAGATAGCCAAGCAAATGTCAGACCAATCTTAGTCAACTAAGATGGTATAATATATACATATGGACATTGAATTAGCTGATCATTTTGATCGCATGAATAAGGTTGTTGAGGAATTACTTAGGGGAAATAACCCTACCCAGATTGCCGCCCTGACGGGTTTTAAGCGGGCAGAAGTGTTAGGGTATATAGATGAGTGGAAAGATGTCGTTAAAAACGATTCTGGGGCCCGTGAGAGGGCAAAGCAGGCCATCTCTGGAGCAGACCAACACTACGCCATGCTTATTAAAGAGGCGTGGAAGACTGTAGAGGACGCAGACCAAGCAGGTCAATTAAACGTCAAGGCTACCGCCCTAAAATTAATTGCAGATATTGAAGGCAAAAGAATTGGTATGCTGCAAGAGGTTGGCTTATTGGATAATGTAGAATTGGCAAATCAAATTGCGGAGACGGAACGCAAGCAAGAAATTTTAGTTGGTATACTAAAGGATGTCTCAGCAGAATATCCGCAGGTAAGAAAAGAAATTATGCGTAGACTTGCACAGATAACTGGAGTTGTAGAACCCATAGAGATAATTGAGGAAGCCAGTGGGTCTTGATTTTTCAGATCTCATTGACATCCTAGACGGAGAGGAATTTGATGAAAGACCAGTCGATTTACGAACATTTGTCACAGGAGCAAATTACCTTGGACTCCCGCCACTTTCGGAGTACCAACATACGCTCATCGAAAAAAGCTCTCAGATCTATAAAGAATCCACTCTTATTAAACTATTTGGAGAAGAAGAAGGCCGACGTCGCTTTAAACAAACCTGTAACGAAATAATTGCACAACTAGGAAAAGGTAGCGGCAAAGATTACTGCTCAACAATTGCAGTATCTTATATGGTTTACTTGTTGCTCTGCTTAAAAGATCCAGCAACATATTACGGAAAGCCTCCTGGAGACTCAATAGATATTCTTAATATTGCTATTAACGCACAGCAAGCAAACAATGTTTTCTTTAAAGGATTTAAAACTAGAATAGATAGATCGCCTTGGTTTATTGGTAAGTATGAAGCAAAAGCTTCTGAGATGAAATTTAACAAGGCAATAACCGTTCATTCTGGTCACTCTGAGCGTGAGGCATGGGAGGGATACAACGTAATAGCGGTTATCCTTGATGAAATTTCAGGCTTTGCTACAGAGAATACAACTGGGCATGACCAAGCAAAAACAGCAGATGCAATATACGATATGTATAGAGGATCTGTAGTTTCACGTTTTCCAGACTATGGCAAAGTTATTCTTTTGTCCTTCCCCCGTTTTAAAAATGACCCAATACAAAAGTTCTACGATTCTGTTATAGCTGAAAAAGAGATAGTTGTAAGGAATAAAGTTTTAAAAATGGACGAGGGATTGCCAGACGGCACAGAAGGAAATGAGATTGAAGTAGAGTGGGAAGAGGATAATATTATTTCCTATAAGATACCTAAAGTATATGCATTAAAAAGACCC